ATTTCTTGGTGTTTTTACTTTGTACGTCTACAAATATTTGTTTATGAAAATACTCTGGTGTTAATACTAATAAGTGTAATAAATAACCATCTCTTAACGCTTGTGAACTTTTATCATTTTTAGCGTAAGTCATAACGTTATGGTAAGTTTTAGGTGATTCTAATAATAATTTTATACTACTACTACTAAATGCAAACTTGTGCATAAAACCATAGTAAAAGTCATCATCTAACATTTTAGACAATAGTTCTGTTTGGTTATAATATTTGCCGTCTAATAATTTTATTTCATTCATAAGTTATATCTAAGTCTAAAGGTGCGCCACAATCATACCCCTCACAATTTATATTATGTGGGTGGTTTAAATGTCCGCAAAAGTTACATTCAACATATTTCATAATACTTCATCTGTTTTATTATATACTAGTTTTATAGTTATATCTTCGCCGTCGTAAGTATATATTTTATCTACTAACGTAAATTCAAATATGAAACTAAACAAGTCTACGTTTATTTTACTACCGAACTCTGGCACTGTATCACAATCTAACCACAATACGTTTATAGTGTCAAGTAATTTATTACCTACATCACTATCTCTTTCCTCGCCCAGTATCTCTGTTAAAATGTTTATCTTCATATTTTTTTAATTTTAATGCTAATTCGTTTTTTTGTTTTAATGACTCGTCTCGTTGTAATTTATATTTAACTAAACTTTTCATAGCTAAATCTCTGTCACGTTTTAATTCTATAATATGCCATTGTATTTCTAAAAAGGCTTCAATAACTTTTTTTAATTCATTATTATTTTTGGCTTTTTTATTCCAATTATTTAAAACTTCAAGCACTGTTGATATATTCATATCACACTCGTATTCTTTTATATAATCTAATTTTTTATATGCTTCTATTAAATCCTGCCTCATTATTAATATAACTTGCTAAACCTTCTTCTAATAAATATACTT